ATGACAGCAATAGAAGTATTTGAAAAAATAACCAATGAGCCTAAGTGGTACGCTGGTTTTACAAGCCCTCAAAACGCATCAAACATTAAAAAGAGATTTGTAGAACACAAACTTGATTTTAAAACATTAACTAATATGTTTAACCATTTTGGGTACTTTAGTAATTGCACTTCACCATGGGAAAAGAAATAACCAATTATAGTAATGGGTGGCGGGTAGGATATAACAATGATGATTTTATCCGAAATGAAGTAACTTATTATAAAGATTTTGATTGTGGATCAAAGTATGGCAATTTCCATTGCAGAATGTTTTTTAAAAACAGAATTATTACCATTGTGTTAAGTAATCAATACAAAATATATAAAAGCTATTCGATTGAGTTATTTTCAAAATCCTATATGCCAATTGATTTAATTCTAACTGATTTATATAACGATTTACTAAAATATGAAAATAACATTCACAAAGCCACATCTTAACTACTCAATAGGGGATAGTATAGACGTATCAATTGAACAGGCAAACTATTTTGAAAGAATGGGGATTGCTGAAATTTCAAGTCATGAAAACGATTTAGATATTGATGAACCTAAAAAAAGAGGGCGTAAACCTAATGCAAAATAACGAAATTGAATTTTTTGATATTCCCGGCGCACATGGGTATTATCAAATATCTAAATGCGGTAAAATAAAACGAGTCAGCACTGGTAGAATTCTAAAACAGACGTTAAGGCGAACAGTGGGATATTATTATGTGCATTTAGGTCTTGGCCCCGGCGTTAAATGGTGTGAAAGTGTGCATAGGTTACTATGCTTAACTTTTTATCCTAATCCTGAAAATAAGCCATGTGTAAATCACATTAATGCTATCCGTTCAGATAACCGCATTGAAAATCTCGAATGGGCTACTTATTCAGAAAATAATAAACATGCGTTTGTTATGGGTAATCAAAATCCTGTAAGGGGCAGCAATTCCTATGCTAAACAAATTTTAGATTTAGAAAGTGGATTTGTTTTTGATTGCATCAGGGATGTTGCCGATAACTTTAAAATAAATTATGCTTATTTAAGGGCTGCATTAACAACGGATAGATGTTTGAGGTTAAAAAATAGGTTTATATACCTTTAAGTATCGGCAGTCCATCTAATCCAGACACAGCGACAAATGCTAAACAACAACGACATTGTATTGATTGATTTGCAGGCAAACTTGCATCCCCCGGATATTGGCACTCAAAACCACCAACTACAAAATATTCTCCATTAGGTACTTGCTGACCATTCGCATCTACATGGTCGGGGCGTGTGTTTGAATCCAAAACTGCGATCCATTGTTTTATTGTTTCATAATCAGCGTCTGCATTACCTAAAGTTGCACCCTTGTTTGCGGCTCTTGTTGTTTCTGTACGTGCAATTGTTAATGATCTGATACGGTTGAAATCAGGATCATTTAACGTGTTTTCTAAGTATGTTGCACGTTGTGATATTGGCAAGTTCTCACTATCTGCCAAAGCCTTTTTAATTCGATCTCTTGTGGTATCGGTTACATCGGTTACAAGTTCAGCCGACTCATTAATGAAAAAGTTCTCCATTAATTGTTTCCACTTTTCAGATAGGTATGAGAATAACCCTTTCCTACCCATGCCGTTTATTTTACGCATAGTCCACGCGGCATGTAATGAACCTACTTTTACATAAACAGTACGATAAGCGTTTTCTATTGGTTTTCGGGTTACTAAGAGATCAATAAGGCTATCAGATAATGAACCATACGTTTTTAAATGGTCAATGCACGGTTTTACCTGTTCGTTTAGAGCTGATTTAAATTGCTTATATGCGTACCTTTCATAACTATGATGGGCACGTACAAAATCGGCTGAATATTCGGAGCTATTGAATTGAACCGTTGTTGCCATTTTGAGTAAATGATGTGTCGGTTAACTCTATGTCTTCCAAAAGTTGCAAGGTTTTAGGAACTAATATTTTATCTGCCATTGGCTCTAGTGATTTACCCCAACCTTGATATTCCCTCTTTTCATTTGGCGATATCCAATACATAGTGTTTAATGCAGTCGCTAATTTCTGCATATCATCGGCCATTTCCGGTAAACAGCTATAATCAAACATGCACATAACCGTTTCACCTGGCTTTTGGTATGGTTTACAAGTATCTCGTGTGAATCTATCAGCCATTTCATTACCTAAAGGCATTACAGCGTTGTAAATGAAGTGTTTTACAGCCCATTGCATGTTATTATCAGTTGAGGCAGTAGTATCGTTTAAAAGCTGTATAGGCGTGTTAAAACAGTTTGCTATATCCTGTTTATTTAGTTTTAGCAATGATAATATATCAAGATCAACACTAGATAGTCCAAATTGCGTCCATTTAGCAGGTGCACCCGAAACGAATATTCTCTTAACTAAATCTAGGCTTGTTTTAGCCTCATATATTTGTTGTTTTAAATCTTCTTTTATGGCAGGATTAGCAATTGAAGGAGCACCTATTTCAGGGCTTAACATACCCATCATGCCCCCGTTTTTAATCTGCTTACCTTGTTCCATCCTTGCATCGTTATCCATTACCAAAGTTCGGATGTATGCCCTTAATGGTGCTTGTCCATATAGCTGTGAACCGTAGGTAGTGAAGTTTGGATTGAACGATTTTAAATGCCCTACTTGTTCGGCTGGAAAATCGGGAATGTTTTGATAGTACTTTTGTGAAAAGAAAATGTTATATCCTTTTACCGGCTTGAAATCACCACCTGATATAATATTAGTTAGCGGGGCGGGTAAAACAAACATTTCATCCCACTTTTTGGAACTTAAATTTATACCGTTGTAATAGTTGTATGAATTACCGTTAAGTAATCTAAACCCACCCCACTGTTTTATCCATTCGGCTGTTGTCTGCTGTGAGTTAGGCTCGTTAATTAGCTTTGTGAGGCCGTCTATAGGTGTTTCCTGTAGTGCTTTTGTTTGAATGTTAAATAGTTTAGCTTGTGCCACATCTGACATCATTAGCGACTTATATTTAAGGGCTTTTGTTAGGTTTTCATTCTTAACCGTGTACACTAAAAGGGGGCATTGTGCAAGTTTGCTTATTATTTTATCGATGCAAGTATAAACGTCAGGGTTGTTTTGATAGCCGTTTATAACGTAGTTCATGGGGTTATCTTCCCAAAATATGGGTTGGTTGTCCTGTACCCATCCGAAAACCTTTTGATTGTATAAACCTGCTGTAGCGGCTGTATTTGCAACGTCCCTTACTGCTGTGCTAACTGAACGCTGAATTATTGACTTTATACCGAATAAATCCATACTTTAAAGCCTGTTTTCAAGCCAAACAAATATAATTATTATTATTGCCTTTGCAAATTTGCCTATTTTTCAGAATCAGGATTAATTGCTACAATATATTTATTGCCACTTGCAATCACTTGTTCTTGTTCTTTTCCCCATCCTGAATTATCCCATGAGTAAAATACAGAACTGAAATGACGCTGTATTGCTTGCGCTACAGTGTCGGCCACATCTAACTTTTTAGAGTTAGGAAAATTTAATAATCCTTGTGTGGCATCATTATAAAGTCTATCAGCAATTGATTTTCTTATACAAACCAATCCGCTTTCAGCAAATGGTGTCGACATTCTCGCCCTTGCAACTTTATCACCGCCTTTTACCTCTACCTCCATCGCTGGTATTCCGCTAAATGTCAACATTTGTTTAGCAGATTTACCGCTTGCCTTTGCTTCTATGTAATGTATTGGATATTGTAACCGCATCCACTGTAATAGTTCCGGCATTTCTTTGTAAGCGTAATCAAAGGCATCGATGTACATTTTTTCACCTATTTTACCACTTCTAAGATATGCGGATGCTGCATTTTCATCATCTTTTGTATATGCTAAATCCCAATCATTACCGACATCAACCATATCATCCAATGATGGAAATACATTATCTTCTATTTCTATAAACCATTTTTGCCATATCTGGCCGCCTTTTGGCGATGGACGTTGACTATATTGCCCTGAATATCCATAAGAACCTAAAATTATCTTTTGTTTTTCAAGTTGTTGACTGCCTTTTCTCAATGGGTCTAATAGCCCATTAACATAATTGCTACTCCATTCGGCCGGTGAAATATTGTCATCTAGTTCAGCTGGTAAACATATGTGCTTAATACCACTACCGTTTAGTTCTAACATTTTTCCAGTAGGGTCATCTTCGTTTAACCGCTGCATAATAAGCCATGTAACCGTAATTCGTTCATCAACCTTTCTAGTAGATAGGGTATTTGTCACAAAATTATTTGCGCTTATTCGCTCGGCTTCGCTTTCCGCTTCTGTTGGGTTAATTGGATCATCAATTAATATTAAATGAGCGTGAAATCCTGTTACTGTACCGCCTACAGATGTAACATATCTTTCTCCTCCTCTTGTGCTTTTATAATGCGTTTTATTATCTTGATCGCTTTTAATAGTAATGTAAGGAAACCATTTTTGGTAATTATCTGATCGTATTATATCTCGACTCTTTACAGCGTGGTCTGTAGATAAAGAGGCAGAATAAGAGGATGTAAGTACCCTTATGGTTGGATCTATTATCCATATCCAAGCCGGAGCCATAATGGTGTATATTGTGGATTTGCTTGTACCTGGCGGGATGTTTGTAATACCATCAAATAATTTATCCTCTCGGTCTTTTATAAGAACATATTTGGTATTTTTCTTTATTTCATATATACGTTTCCCGCTTTCATCACCATAATAAACACAAAGCCTTTCTAATACCGGTTGTAATTCATCGCACAATGCTTTTATGTGCCAATTCCAAATAGGTTTTTCAGGTATTATAACATTCCAAAATTGTTGTACAAAATAAAAGAATGATCTTCGGCATAGCTCTGCCTGTATTTTATCTAATGAGGGTAATTTAGATGGATCAATCAGCATTCAATTTTTGCATAGTTGTAGCTAAATTTAATAAATCTTCGTCACTTAAATTACTAAAGTCTATTTCCTTTTCAACAACTATGTCTTGTTTTATCTTTTCACTAAGTCCCAAATCTCTTGCTATAATATTTTCTTTTAATATACCAATTGCAGCCAATTCAAATTTTTGTTGATACACTGTTTCTTCTATATTTAAGACGATAGTAGAGAAATCTTTTGAGCATACCTCTTTGAATTGCCTAAAATATGCAGTATTACATCCTAAATATAAGCATAATCCCTGCATAGTAAATGGTCTTTGAACCTTTGCTTGACCGCCAAATGATCTGGTATCTTGTATAGGGTTATTTTCACACCACTCAAAATATTCTGTTGCTGCATCCCATAATAATTCAGGTGTAGCAAATAACAAATCGCGTCCGTGCTTAGCTCTATTTTCCCAAAACTTATTTCCTATTGGTGCACTCATATTACTCAAAAGTACCTAAACATTTACTAATTGTCAAAACTACCGCGATTTTTTTAATAAGGTAGCTGATTTATTTAATTGAATATACTCTAAAACAAAAAGTATTTCATTAGTTGAGTAGTTTGGTTTTCGTATTTTAAATTCTCTATTGTAAAATGTTTTTTTATTTGCCATATCAATTAAAATTAAAGCCCCGCATTATTACAGGGCTTTGGAACTTAAATCTTAGCTGTTTTTTTGTTTATAAGTTATTCAACGATATTTTTATTACTTGATGTTTCCTCCTTTTTTTAAATTTTGGTTCGTTGTACCTGAAAAACCCAAGCCGTTTAAGCGTTGGGTTAATTTAAAATAAATGTGGTGATTATTCATATGTTATATTCCACGTTTTTGACTTAAAACCTTGTGCCTTATTAATGGCTTTCTTTGATGATAATTCAGTATTGAAATGACCAATTGATTTTTTATCAACAACTGCTATAAAAACAATATATGATAAACCCCTTATAGATTCACCAAAAAAATAATTTCCTACTTCATTTGTACCTGTTTTAGATTTTAATCTACTGCTCATCTTATATCATCCTCCCCAAGTTTAATTTCACTATGTAATGTATCAGCCCCGTAATAGGGGTACGTGTCAAATTGAACTGTTTTAGGCGATCTGCCTGCCTGTGTGAACTTTAGTAACACAAACAGTACCGCGCTTGTAAACGCAATTAGGATTAAATATGTTATTGTTTCTTTTTTCATGGTTAAATTTTATGTTGTTGAATCCTCAATTGCTCTAAAAATTATTAAATGTAAGATAAGTGATATACTAGATGTAAACATAATTTTCATTGCTAATGTCAATTCTGCCGCATTGTTGCCCCATATCAAAAATAATAACGATCCTAAAAAGTATGCTGCTGATAAAAAGAATGTTATGACAAACACAATAATTAATGCTTTTTTCATGTTGTTTTATTTTTAAAGAAGTAAGTATTGCTTGAATAGTAGTCCGTAGGAAGCGTTGTTTTTTTAGTTGACCTCATAACCCACAATTTTATTTTAAATATAACCTGTGGCTTTAAAAGCGTCTCTATTAACTCCATAACCGCCATTCCTGATATAAAATATAGATATTTCATTCTATTAGTGTTTAGTATTGGTAAGTGTTGTTTTAAAATTTACTGATTATTCCGTCTCTCATTTGTCTATTGTGTTTCATTCCTTGCAAAAATCCTTCTTTATATATAATCTGTAAAAGATCATTATATCTATTAGCTTGAAGTAGTTCGCCAATTAACATGGAATTTTTTTGCCTAAAATCAGACATAGATCTTTCGCATGTCTTTAATGTTTCCTCATATATTTCATCAATATTAATTTGTGTTTTCATAATGCTATATTCTTTTTTTTAAAGTGCTTTGCAGGGACGGTTTGAGTCGAACAAACAAAATAGTAAGTCCGGTTATCTTACTATTACCACCACATATCGCGTCCCTATTTTTTTAAATAAGCCCCGTTTGCCTTGCGCTTTCGGGGCTATAAACCTAACCTTTTACTTATGAGATAACAGAACGTTACCTACTGCCAAAAGCCGGTATTACCCAGCTTAAATACCCGTTTCGTCCAATCACTTACTAAGGGCGGCAGTTTATAAATTATATTAATCCCAATTAAGTTCTAAATCCCAATCAATGTCTAATTGCTTAATTCGGGTAATCAATGATCTGAAAGTAATACAAGAATGAATAATTGCCCCATTAAACCAAATTACAATAGTTTTTTTGATTGGATGTATGCAAATTGTAGCAATTCTTAAATCGTCCTTATCAACGGTTTCAATATTTATTTCGCCACCATTAAGTAAAAAGTCTTTACTGTTTTTAATTTCTGATAAATTTGTCATGTTTTAAAGTGTTTTTGTTTCCGATGATGTAAAGATGTATATTTTATTTTTAATACACAAATTAAATCGTAATTTTTTTTCAAAAACTTTTCTCAATACGTTTACTCTCTTTTATTTCGGCCTCTTGAATGGCTTCTAAGCCATCATTAGAAATGCCTAAATACTTATCAGATTGCACAATTTCGGCCTCTGTAAGAAACTCTTTTAGTTTCTCATATCTTTCCAACACTAAAGGGAATATCTTCATTCCTGTGCGTTCTTTTATGCCCTGATCGTAAAAATTATGATGTTCACACACTCCTAAAAGACTTGAACCTAAAAATATAATGTTATCCGGGTTGGTTGCTATTGATTTAAAAATCGACTTCGGAAGTATATGGGCTGAAACACAACGTTTCGCAAATGGATTGAATGCGTAAAGGGGCTTATTACATTCCATACAATTGTAAGGCACTTTAAGCGAGGCAAAAAACTCATTTAACTCTTGCTTTTCGGTTTTCTTTTCGGCTGTTAATGGCTTTGGAATTGTCGAAATGGATTTGCCTATTTTATTGACCTCTTTGAGTTTTGATTTTTCAATAGGAAAATAATTATCATCCAGTGAAAGCGCCGAACTATCGCAAACAAAATAAGTAGTCGCGTTCTGTATTCGGTCGAGATATACAGTTTCCCCCGTTTCAACTATTACAAATGGGTGCTTTCTTTTTGGTTTTGGTGTTTGTATCATTTGCTAATTAATTCTAATTCCTTTGCTAATTTATTTGCGTTTTTGATTTTTATTTGAAGTTTCAATAGTTCATCGCCTGTTTTTTCAGATAGCTGGTAATTTAAAAGTTGAATGTAGGAATGTAACATTAAGTTGTCTTTTTCATTATTACATGAAAAACAGCATTCCCTTAAATTACAATTATGATTAGTTCCACCCCTATCTTTTGGTATTAGATGCTCTCTTGTATAGTTATCAGCATCTAATAGCATTTCGCAATAGCAACAAAAATAAGTACTCCAATTAGTTATGTTCTTTTTAAATGGCAGTCGTTTAACTTCTATATGCTTAACCTTATTAGGCTGTTTCTTTTTGCCTTTTGGGGCATTTTTAGCATCTATAATTACGTCAGTTTAGGGACGGCCTATGCCTAAATATATTGCGCGTTTAACATGCTCACTTAAAAAACTTTGAGGCGATTTGTAGGTTAAGTAATATCTTTTTTCATCGTTAATCAGATAAACAAAATACTCCTTTAACCCCTCAACTAATTTTACATAGGATTCGGTATCTTCTAAAAACTGCTCGATTTCATTGTACTTTATAGATACTTGCCAATGATTAATATATTGAGTTGTAATCCCTAAATATTTAACCCCTCCACCTGTCAGCCTCAATTCCTGCCTGTACGTCCGTAATTCCCCGTTAAAGGAATATTTATGCCATACTTCCGTTTCACTTGAATAACCAACTAATTTTAATTCAGTACTCATTTTTTGTTTTCGGGGTGTTTTGCTAATTGTTGGTTTCTTTTTTTAGAATAAGTGTGTGTTGTTTATGCATCCTTTACCATTCCAAAATATCTTCTCAATGGTTTTCTTTTTATTATTTGTTGCTGATAAACTGGATCGGTGCGTAAAGGCCATTACTTCAGTAAACGGTGTGGCGTACTCTGAAATATAAACAGGGTACGGCATATCATTTGCCCATTGATAAAACTTTTCATGGTCAAAGCCACCCTCTTTATATTCCCCTGTTCCTTTGTATGGAATATCACAGTATATAACAGGATTGTTACCTGAAATTAAAACATTTTCATAAGAACAATTTGTGTTTTGTAGGTTTTGTAGGTTTTGTAGGTTTTGTAGGTTTTGTAGATGCGTTATGCGTTCAAGTTGAACCATTCGCTCTAAATTTTGAATATCAAACCTATCTTTGTTTTGCTTACCTATATAGTCACAAAAATATAACCTTCTTTGTTGAATATCTTTTATTTTTAATAATTCAGGTATATCAATATTTAATTCACGCATCGAATTCAAACATCCGTTAACCACAAATTCATGTGCAAGTCGCTTTACATTTTCAATATCATTCCCATAAATATAAGATGATTGTTTATTCCCAAAACTCCAGCAGCTCATAACATACCCACTATACCAATCAGCATCAGTTCTGTTACATTGTTCAAAAAATACTTCGCGTGTTACCCATTCAAAAAATTTAGGTTCTAAATCTTTGTGAGTTTTAATATACTCAACTAAATGATAGATATGGCTGTTTAACTCATTATAATGAACATTAAAACGATAATCTTTAATTGCAGTAAATGAAACAGATCCACCTCCTCCAAATAAATCGTAAAAATCAGTTATGCCATGATGTCTGCTTGTGATGAAATGTAAAATTTCAGAAGCAAGTTTTCTTTTGGATCCCATATAAGGTATACCCAGGCTCATAAATATAGACTCCTATATTCAATTTGCCTTCCCACTTTGTTTGCATTATCTATTCCGTATTGCATGCCTTTAGATATGCCTAAATCGGTATATAAGACTGTTTTGTCTGCACAAGCCCCCCAAATCAAACCTGCATCAATACCGAGTTTACGTTCATCAGGTATCAAATCATTCAAAACACCAATTTGAGTATAAAGTAAATGCGATGCGAATGGCGCTTCACCACGTTTAAAGCAATCCGCCATGCATTCACGTGCATATTTTTCATTTCGTTCAACATCTCCAGCGTATGGAGATTCTATAATTACTTTTATCATTATTTTTACTTTTCAGAATTACCCCCTAAGTTTCCCGGTTCATTTTCCACCAGTGTTTCATTAAAAGCATCTCTAAAACCTGTTAGGGCTGTTTGTACGGCACTTTCCTCCGCTTCATTTAGCTCAACTCGTTTATCTCTTGGGTTAGTTCCCTTGCCTCCTAACCTGCCTAAAATAGCTATCGGATTTAATTCTGAAAAGTCCCGTAATACGTTTGAAACCTTGATGTATTTTTTGTTGAAGTCTTTTTGTTTCTTATTCATGCTTTTTGTTTTTGATTTTTAATCTCTTTTACTTATTGTGTGAACTCCGTTATATGAACTTTGAAAACAACCGTTTAAAAGTTGGTATAGTTCTTTTAAATGAGGGTAGTCATCATTAAAATATAAATTACCCCCAGTTACTTTATTAATCTCATTACATAATTCTAAAGCATCACGCCTTGTTATTGTATGTAAATCTATTTCTTCAATTACTGCTTTCATTGCTAATCTTTAAAGTGAATGGTTATTAATTGATCTCCTTTTATGTATGATTTTCGCATTATAGTTTCTGATGTATATATTGAAGCATTCCCGCTGCTTGAATGCCAAATAAAATACCAATACATTATTTTCCCTTTATTTCCAATTGTAAAACCAGTGTGTAAATTAGCATCTAAATCCATAGGATAATTAAACTCATTAGAAATAATATCCCCCAAATCGCAAGCCTTACATTGGATTGTTTTCATTGTGTGTTTTATAAATTGTTTTGTAGTTCTTTTCCTCTGTTTTTATGACAGTTTTACGTCTAAACCTAACTTAATTAGTTGCAATCCAAAAAATATCTTGAATGAATTGAACTGAATTTCAGTTGCTAATTTATACCCGCGAATTGCCTCTTTGTCTGACATAAATATTGGCCCGTTTAAATTCTCAACAAATGAGTTATACATATTTATCAATTGCATTGAATCAATTTTAAATTCAGTCGTGGTGTCGGTGGTATGTGTTGTTGTTTCCATTTTTTTAATATTTATTTAGTGCGCCCCAAAGTGCTTTTTTAGCGTTTTTATCACACCAATCGTTTACCCAATTTTTGGCTGTATCTGTGTGTTCATGTGATTTAATATGCCTATATTCTACTTCTATTTTTCTGTTTAACTGCCCTAACATCATTTCAAAACGTAATACTAAATTATTGCCCCATGAACCTAATCTGTATCGTGTTATAGCATTTTTGTTTTTTGTCAAAAGATGTATAACATTTAAGCAATCGGTATTAACTATTATTTTTTTAACGTTTTTTAAATCCTGTGTAAGTAATACATGAAGTGCATTTATAATACACCTAAATTCAGCTTGTTCCGGTCTATGACATTTTTTACGAAGTATCCCCGAGCGTGTTATTTTAAATTCATTACAAACTATCCAAAAAGCAAATGATCCTCTTTGTTTTTGCTGATGAAAACTCGCATCTGTATTTATAGTTACAATCATGTTTTTAAAAGTTAAACGTATATTGGTTGGCAGTCTATTTTAACGTAATAGGAGTTGCTGTGATGTTTAATGATAGCGTTATAAAGTGTTGCATCTTG